TCACTATCAACAGTGACAGTGACCCCAGTAGCATCTACAATATCTACTTGTAATGCATCATTATCAGTATTTAATACTTTATTGAATAGTTCAAATGGTGTATAACCTCTTAAATTACTAGCCATATCTAACCCCTATACACTATTGCTGTATCATTAGCGCCAAGTGTAACAGATGACCATCGGCCATATATCGTACACCCTACCGGCACTTCTAATGTTGAAAGACTATCACCTATACTAGTATCAACTACTGTTGCAGTTACCGTACCACTTGCAGTATTACCTGAAATTACTTCAGTACCAACTAATATTGTAATAGCTATATAAGTATCTGAATTAACAGTTGCGTTTGTTACTATATCGTAACCACCTTGACCTAACTGGTGGTTAACAGCTTCTGCTACTGTGTATTTCATATCTTGTTTCTCCTCACTATGCCTTACCGAGCGTATGAACTCTCATGGGCATTTTGGTTAAATTCTTAGTCACAACTTACTACTTAGCAATTAAATATTCAATAGTAGATGTTCCACTTGCTGTTTTAACATAAACTTCATTTATTTTTAAATTTGTACTGTATCCTCTAAACATTGTACTCGCTCCTGATGAAAGTTGTAATGGATATGTAGAATCAGTATCTAATGAAATTCTTACCGTATTACTTCCTAAATTCTTTATGTAACAAAACTGTAAATCACTTGTATCATCTGCCAGGGCAACCCCAGAAGTAGTTAATCCTAAAATACCATCCCAAGGCTCTTCTACATCTTCCCACCTATTTCCACTAACATCTGTACTATCGGTTAATGTTTCCCAATACGCAAATTCAGACATCATTGAAGTCCAACTATCACTCCATTGTGTAGCAGTAATATCCGTTAATTTGCTGGTGCCTCCAAGCCTTCCTCCTTGTGTGGAAACCATGCGTGAAGTTTTAGCCGTATATTCTTCTAAAGTACCAGTTTGCGTAGGTAAAACTGAAGTTCTCATTATCACTCTTCTATCAGTAGCCATTATGTACCACTTAAATATTCTATGGTACTTGTACCATCTGTTCCTATAACTACCGAAGCCACTGCTGAGTCTAATTCAGATGCGAATGATTCACCTGCAGATAGTCTAACTAAAAAGTTAGAACCACCATCTAATGATACTTTTACATCATCACCACTTATACACTTAATATATACAAAGTCCTTACTAGTTAAAGCAGTTTGATTCCCAGTAATAGAAACTGGTGATACATAAGCTAACGAAGCACCAGACATAGCAACATTAGCACCACCAGATAACTTAGTGCCTACATCACTGTCCTGATACCATCTTGCACTTATAGAATCAAGTTCCTGTGGTGAGCATCCATTTGAATATTTTATTTTTTCATTAGCCATTATCTTACCGCATATGGACTTACAGGATATGTCATTGATATCTTACGCTTATTGCTTTCATTATCCCCAACCTTCTTCCAAAACTCCCTCATATAATATTCTTTTAATTGAATATCACCTCTTTTATCAGCTATCATTGCTTTTAGATAATCAACACAAGCAAGTGATAACATCCTATTCAAGTTAGGATGTGAAGTCTCACTAGGTGACGAATCTTCCACTGGTATCTGAGTAATTGTAACTCTTTCACCTGCTGCTTCAGCAGTAAAACTACCAGCTGCGACTAATAACTGAGAAGTAGATGCCGCACTAGTAATAGTATAATCTCCATCGTTACTTGTAGACCCTTGTATTCTTACTTTATCACTTGTAGCAAAATCACCTAATCCACTTGTATAATTTATTGTATCTGTTGAACCAGCCCCATCTCCATCTCCAAAAGAAATAGTAATTGCACTGGCATAAGCAGTTGTAGTTTCTAAAGCTTCAGATAAATAAGGCTCATTAAGAGCAGTGTATTCAACCCTAAGTCCATCAGCAATATCCTCATTAGGATACATAAGTTCTCTATCGAGAGTCTTAATTACACCAGACTGAGTTATACGCTCACTTGAAGAACCACCTAAAAGTTTATATAAGTGAATATTCCTTCCTTTAAGGTAGTAAAACCATTCTCTATCTACATAACTACTCATTATGGAGATGTATCCTCAACCATATATCCAGGTTGGCTAATAATTCTTTTAATCTTTTTATATTTACTATCACTTGTATCTTTTATACTAATTGATTCTAAAGCGATCATATCAGCAGGGAGTAAATACCTGTTATCATCACTATCTACAGATTTTATAACATCATACTTACTCACTTTCAATCTTTCTTTAGAATTAGATTGTATTAAGTGAATAGCATCTTTTACCCATGCAATAGATAATGTAGTTTCGTTAGTCCCAGCTCGTTCCATTAATTCTAATACTGTCATTATGCTACATCGTCTAATATTGCTGCAATTTGAACTACAACATCTCCCGGTGAATCCGGTGAAACGGGTATACCATTTGTAACTGTTACTGAAATTGCTGACAATGTATCTGTTGTCAATGCAGCTGTTTTAAAACAAACCATCTCTCCACTATCTATAAAGATTCCATCTGTATTATTATATGCAGCGCTACCCTCTAATGCTAGAACAACTCCTGAAGATGTAGCTGTACTACCATCCGTGGTTCCTGTATTCTTTACAGCTATCCATCTTATTATATCTCCTGTAGCTACTGCAGTTTCCGCTTCGTCTGTTCTTCCATAACGCTTATTATATTCTGTACCTGTTTGAATTAAACGTACATTAGCTGCATCCACTATAGTTTCTGTATATATCCATTTATCACCAGTATCAACTGGTGTATAACTTAAACTACCAGCAAGAGCCTGCTTTGCAAAGTCTGACCCTATAGATGTTGAAATATTACCTATTGCTTGATCTGCCATTTTTATTCTCCTGTATTATTACGCTTGAGCAGCCTGTGACCTACTAGCCATAGTTGCTGCTATCATTTTTGAATTATTTTGTATGTACATATTTATACAATTAACAGACCATTGATAATATTTATCAGCTTCTTTAGAATAAGCCTGCTGTTTTGATATTTTACTCTGATATTCGCTAAGTTCAGCTTGTACTTCACCACTATACTGTTGCAACTCAGATTGATACTTAGAAATTAAATCTTGATTACTAGTTACAATAGCTTGCATATCATTAACACCATTTTGTAATTGTCTTTGCTGGCTTCTTTGCTCATTATCTATTGCAACTTGTAAAGAAGCTTGTCCTTGTGCAATATTTACTTGATTTTCAACTTGAATTTCCTGCATTGATTCCTGTAAAGCTGCTTGAAGCTCTTGAGTCCAAGCCTGATAAACCGTATTCAATTCTAATTGGTAACGAGCCAGCTTTTGACTGTATTCCTGAACTTCATCATTCACCTGAGCTTGATACTTCTGAATCTCGCCACTAAACAAAGCAATTTCCTGAGAATAATCCTGTATAGATGCCTGGAAGGTTAAATCACCCTCTTTTTGATACTCAGCAGCAAGATGTTGTTGCTTTTGCATCTCAGCTTGCACATTAGCCTGATACCTAGCATTCTCTTTATTAAATTCATTTAACTCATTTTGTATATCAGCTTGAAATGCTTGAATATTATCTGATTCAGTCTTTGCCCAAGCTTGATTAACTGTTCCTAGCTCTAATTGGTAACGTGATAATTTTTGTTGGTACTCTTGAACTTGTTTACTAACATCAGCTTGATATGTCTGAACTTCAGATTGGTACAATGATATTTTTCTATTGTTATCATTAATAATAGCCTGCATATCGTTTACGCCATTCTGTAACTGTCTTTGCTGGTCTCTATCTTTATTACTAATTGCAGCCTGTAAATCAGATTGAGCTTTTGCAAGGTTAACTTGGTTAGCTATTTGGACTTCTTGCATAGACTCTTGTATAGCTGACTGATATAAAACATTTTCTTTATTAAACTCTGCCTGCTCGTTTTGTATATCTGCACTATACTCGCTTATCTGAGCACCTATTTCTTGTATTTTAACCTGAGCAAGTTCCACGTCTTCATTCGTATCTAAATGCGTATTTACCTGTGCAAAATTTGGAGCAACAGATGGTTTTGTAAAAGTTGGTGCAGAACCAGTATAAGTACTGGCAGCGCTTATAGTAGCAGTTGAATATACAGGAGCAGCTGCATCTAACACAATATCAACAGAAGTAAACACAACCGATGTTAAACTAGGAGTAGATGGAAATACAGAAGTAACTGAAAGTTCACCTGGGTCGCTATCTCCAAAATCACCAAGAGTCCAGTAACTATTAAAAGGAACTTGAGGTGTTCGAGATGGCTTAGTATAAGATGGAACATCATCGCTAATATCCCCTTTAGGAGTAGTTGTTATTCCTGGTGATGATATTGACGGATCACTTGGAGTAGTTGGTGCAGATACACTAATAGTAAGTACACCAGGATCAGTATCTGGAAAATCAGATAGAGGATAATAAGCATTAAACCCATTAGCAGTCCCATATGTACCAGCAGCTGTAACAGTCGCAGTCGTAAATGTCGGAGCCGTAGCATCTAAATCTGAATCAGTACTTGAAAAAGTAACCGTTGTTAAATTTGGTACATCAGGAGGAACTGCAGCTATTGATACAGTAGGCAATTCAGCAGATGAAAGCTTTGAATACTCACTTGAACATGCCCTATAAACCACTGCATCCCTTAAATCAGAATCATCATCTACTTCAGCATAATTAACATAAAATACATACCCAAGATTACTTCCATCTGTATCAGGGGCTATCTGAACTCCATCATTCTTAATCCAATAGACAGGACTTATAGCTGTGGATTTCTTTAAACTTGTAGTATCATTTGCCCATTTGGACTCAGACAATGATATTTGCTTACAACTATATTCATTTCTTTGAACATCTACAATAGAATCATTTTCAATAGGAATTGCACTTCCATCATTAGATGACGAAGACCTATTCACCGCAAATGGTAATAATTCTTTAGGAACACTCGCCACTACAAACTTCTGTGCAGATACAATGAAATCATCAGAAGCACCATGAGCGGATACCCCTGTAATTGATACTATTTCAGTTGATATATTTGTTGTTGCCATATTTATTCCAGTTCAAAAGCCAGGGAAGAGTAACCACCTTCATAAAAAAGGAGGAAAATAAAAGCAGTTTCTCCCCCTGACAAGTATTTTCAATAGTAGTATAGGGAAGTATCGAGCCTCCCTATACTTGAATCTTTATACCGTGCTATTACCTCACGATTTTCAGATTTTTTATACTAGTTCGACACTAAAAGCATCTATCCTAACTTCGTTATCAGCGTGTGCAGCACTCCAATCAACATTAAGAACTACATCTATAGCAGATGTTGTATCTTTTGATGTTAGATTAGTTGCAGCGGTCACAGAAGTACCACCAACTGCATCAGTTCTTATTTCAGCAATCGCTGTCATAGTTCCTGCACTACCTTCAGTTGTTACATGAACATCAGCCCATGCATAAACGATATCACTATCATCAACGTTTAGAGCTGCTCCAGTAGCAATAGCGGTTCCACCGAACTTAAGAATAGGAGTTAAGGTATCTGTACCGTTATTATCAAGAACTGTACAGAAAACTTTGATTCTAACGATGTCTCCGACTTGCAACTTATCAGCTGGAATGCTGTAAGAAGCTATGTCGAGAGCGTCAGTTGAATTTTCATGTTCAAGAAGCGTTCCGGCTTCTGCAAACAATCTTTCACCAACTCTTTTGTCGAATGAGTTTTGCCCATATAATGGGTTTTTACCTTTTGCCATGATTCACCTTCTTAATTAAGACCAATATGCATGGGATTCAGGCATTTGCCATTCCATCCCAGCCTCAGTCTGAATTAAGTCAACTCTGCGGTCAACACCACTGTTTTCAAGGGTCTGAACCCCAACATAGATAGAAGTATCACGATTTAAACCGTTACCAACTAGAGGTCTGTATGCACAGTATCTCATGTTAATTCCGATTAATTTAACCGATGACTTATCTAAGTGAACGTTACGTACAACTCTCATGTCGCCATAAGGAGTACTAATAACATTGATATCAACGCCAAACGCTTTCGTTTTGCCGGTCAAAGCTATGCTACCACTCGCAAGTGATGCAGAAGCTGATCCAGCTGGGAAAGCTGCTGAGCTAGTTGTATTATCGAAACCACTAGGTTGTACAGATGCAATATTATTTGCAAAGTAACCACTTAGTTTATGCAACCAATTATAAGTTGCAGTGTCACAGAAGAATACAGTAGCATTAGCGTTGTTGTAACGAGGATCAAGAAACTTGCTTAAATCATCAAGAAAATCATCTTGAGTCTTAGAAGCATGTGTCAATGAGAAAACATTACCATAACTAGAAACGAAATCAATCGCTCCTTGAGTATATTGAACATCGCTTACAGAGGCTTGTGAGCCAAATAGTAAAGCTGTTTCAATATCCCATTTATGCTCAATCAGCTTTTCACGCCAGATTCGAGCGAACTCATTCGGTTCATACTTTAGCACGGTAGCACGAGTCGTGTTATCCATTGCTATAGCAGTTTTGAAAATCTGAGTCAGTCCAAAACCAGTCGTAAAGGGTTGATCTTTCCATGTTTCAGGGTATCCAGTACCTTGACCATGAGCACTACCTACAACATAAGTTCTAAATAGTTCTAATGTATCAGAAATACTTTGGTCGTGTACAGCTGCGTCATTTTCTACTTTTCCGTAGCCGATGTCATCATTTTGCCATCCAGCTAAGTAGATATAACCACTTGCGGCGGCTTTTATGAGATCACACTCTAACAATACACATTCTCTACTATCTTTAGTAAGAGAATCTGTAACAGATTTAATTCGACCAAGGATGTATCCTCCAGCAGCGGCACTTCCAGAGCCTCCACCGTCAGTACTTGACAACGGCACTCTAACTACCTGGTCTGGCAAGAAGAATGTAGGTCTTGTACCTGAAGCTCCAACGTCGATTTTACCTGTTGATTGCCCTTGAACGTTTTGCATGTTACCAGCGGATTCATAATCAGTTGACATATAAACCTTGAATGTGTCTCCAGTAGAAGCTGCAGCGGGAGTTCCGCCATCATTAGACATGACTAAATCAGCATCCCCACCTGTACCACCAAGATTGTCTACACCAGCATTATCTACCCAACCAGATACATAAGCATAACGTTTATGGTAAGAAGGTCGTCTTTCAGTAAACTTGAATTCCGGATCGTCAGTTGGCTTCTTAGCTATTTTTGATACGAATCTAAAGAAAGGGTCCTGTGCAATGGCTAATTCAGAGACACGGTCTCCAAAATTATACCTTCGCCTAAGATCACCAGTATCTTTAGATGTACCATCAGACCAAGTCGCTACGTCAGAAACGGTTCCAAGTGTAAAAATATCAGACATTTATTTACCTTTAAGTTAACAATTAAGACTTTTAATTATTATAAACTAAAAGCCTGTTCCATTTCCTTATCTATATCCATGAGAGCGTCAAACACTCGATCATCACCCGACCCAGGAGTTGAGCTACCACTAGAACCTGCTGAAGCTGCTGAAGAAGGTCTTTCACGAACTTTCTTCATTTGCTCCATCATTTCGCCTTTTGTATTCTGAGCTATTTTATCATCCTTCTTGCCTCTATGCATCAAATAATAAACATCATCGTAAGTTAGAGGTCTCGATTGTGCATATTGCACAACTTGTTGAAACTGGTCATCGCTTAGTTGATGCCTACTACGAAAGTCTTGTTCAGCTGTAACGCGTTGACTTTCTTCTTTTGAACTTTTGGCAAACTGACCAAGACGTTTTTGCACCACACCATCAATGGTGGAGTTTAATAACTTTCCTGAGTCAGAATCGGGATTATCAATAGCTTCGTCATAGTCAAAGACGAAGTCTTCGTCTAGTCCTAGTCTTTCCTTGAGATTACCAGGTGTTGAACCTCCACCCTCATAATATCCCTTAATGTGAGATATTAAATTAGGGTCTTCTCTCATATCATCTAAGATAGGCGCATAAGGCTCAAGTTCATCCAGTCTGCCTTTCAGCTTCGTGGCCTCTCTGCTTGAATCCTTATACCTTTTTTCGTAATTGTGACCTTGTTTATCGACTGATCCTTCGCGAGGGCTATTTCTAGCCGTTACGCTGTCGTGCTGGACGGTCTCCCCAGCACTTTCTAGTACAGCACCATTGACTTGTCTATCTAACTCATCAAAGAAGTCAGCAGAAGACATGTCTTGAGTTTCGGAGCTGTTATCTTCTAACAGGTTATCGTTTTGCTCTGGTTGCAGTGCCATAATGTACCTCCATTAATTTAACTGCGTTAAGTTATACCTTTCAACTTGTTTTTTCTGTTATTTTTGATTCATTTTTCATTAAGCTGCGTAAGTACTTTTGCTGAGCTTCAGTTTCAAGTACGTCTTTCCTAACTTCAGTGTCAGCTGTTCTCACTTTATCTTTTATTCCAGCTTGAACAACTTGCCTTGATAGTGTTTCAATAGTACCATCACGGTCTTTCAACTCTTCAGTAATTTCTTCTAATTGCTGCTTAAGTTGAGCATATACACTCTTTCTTCGTATAATCTGCTCTTTATTTCTTATATCTGTTTCAGCTAACATTGCTATATCATCAATAAGGCCTGATTGGAACCACTTAAAGTATTCTTCAATCAAAGCCCATCTGTTAACTGGTTGTGTAGAACCTCCAACATATCTCACATCAAATTTAGTTGAAGCATAATCATTCCATCTATTCATCACATCACCAAAATCATTATATATAGGAACGTTAATCTCAACGTTCTTCTCACCATGGCCACCTGCTTCAGGTTGTATAATTCTAAATACTTTATGAGCCGTATATGTATTCTGAGCTGTTTCCATAAAGATTTTACCTAAATGTTCTAACGCAGGTTCCATTATAGTCTGACTCCATGCTTTTATTCTCCTAGTACCATACTCATCTAAAGCAAGCATACCTCTATATGTTTCATGCTTTTCAGACTCTACACCTTGCAAAGCCCCTGGTATTCCTGATATATATTCTATATCTTGCTTTCCTTGTTGTGTTATACTAAAGAAAGCTTGGTTAAGAGGTAAAGGTTGAACTGGAGTTGGAGGAGTAAATCCTTGTCTAAATTTTAATAGAGCACCTGGTGATGATGAATATTTCTCCCATTCATCTTCAGGTACTGATCCTTCCTCATAAAGCCATCTTAGATTAGAACTTAAATTAGCATTATGAAGCATTATCTGATGAGATTTATTTATCTCTTGCTGTTTACCTACAAGAGGAGTAACTGCACTCATAGCATATGGAGTTCCTGTATAAGTATAAGGAAATGGCACTATTGGATAATCAGTATTAGCTAAATAATACTCATATAATAAAGTATCTCCTACAACACAAGTAACTTTCACTCTTGTATCGTGAAATTTTACTAAATCAACAACCGCAGCTGAAAAATCTTCATTATCAATAAGAGTCTTATACTCATCCTCGCTAACAACCCTATTCTCAACTTTAGATAATTCTTCAGTAACTTGAGCTTCCATAGCTGTTTGCTGAGATTCTATTGTTTGCTGAGTTTCTTTCTGAAGCTTTTCCAATTCAAGCATAGCCCTCGACTCAATAATCTCACCATTCTCTAAGGCCATTCTAATCCCAAGCTCTTTTTCCTCAGCTGCAACAGTTAATTCTTTAATCTTTAATGATAGAGTCCATTCTTTCCTCGACCATACCATTGATACGATCCATTTGCTCAGGACTTGGAGGGACTTTCATAAATATATTATAAAATGGTAGTTTTTCTCTTGCATACAATTCATAAAAATCTATAATATCATCTTCTTTACCATCAGGTAAATAAGCTCTTGAACCCATATCTTCAAACTGAACACTTTCAGATGAAGCTATATCCCTTAAACTAGCAGAACCAAATTGGTTAACCGAACCTGATGCTTTCTTTATCTTAGCTTTATGATCTGGGAGTAAATTAATTAAATGACTCTTAGGTAAATCTTTCTTTACTACAATATAAGAAGCATCTCTAAATAGAAAATCACGACTCATAGGATCAACATATACATCAAAAGGCTCAACACGTTTAAAAACAACTTCTCCCATGCCTCTATCTTTATCAGCATCAATATCAACCATCATATATCCAATGCCTTTAGTAAAGCAATCTTGGACTACTTGTGAAAATAAAGACTTACCGTTAGATATATACCAACAGTAAGAAGCTATATCAGAGTGAACAGCCGCTATATCAATATCAGAACCTTCAGCTCCTACAGCCTGCCACCTTGGACTATTTGCAGTTACAAAGAACTTCATCATCTCAATAGCAGGAGTTATTCTATTAATAATAAAGTCAGGCATACCAGCTTCTTGTAAATCATCTCTTTCCTGAGCTGTTAACTGGTCATTAAGATAAAAGTCATATCCCCTTTGGTTAACACTTCTCCACTTCTGTCTTTCATTAGATGCAGCTTTTTGCCACAATTCTCTAACTGATTCAGCTTTCTTTTTATTACTTAATCTAGGCATTATCTTACTCCTAAAGGATTATCTTGTTGTAACATATCCCCCATAGCCACATCTTCTGACAGTCCACCAAATAATTCTTTCCATTTTTTATTTCTTTGTTTCAATTCAACCGCTCCTTTACTAGTTGTAGTATATCTCCTATGAAACCCCTGAGACACAACATTCTCTCCACTAAGATACATTCTCATTGTATTTTTAAAACTACCAGTATTCATTTTAGTAGGACCGAGATTATACATGAAATCTGCAAGTCCATATTTCTGTCTATCAGATACCTTATTCCAATCAAATCCACGATTACCAGCATATAACTCAGCATACTTTAATGATGAAGTAGCCTCTCGATGAAGAGCCTCTTCTGCCTTTTTCTCATCCCAAGACGTTCCTCCAACCCAAATATTTATTGTACTACCACCATGCTTTTTTTTCTGAATCTTTCCTTCTCCAAGATCATTCTTACTAATTCTTTTACCATATCCAATAGTCCAATTGCCAGCTGCGTCTTGATAAGGCACATGTTTACCACCATGAATAACACTACCCTCAACATCTTTTAAATACCCAGTATATTTTTTCATCCAATTATCAGACGTCATAAACTATCTCCTCTTACCCCACTTTAAATCAAGAGGAACAGATATTCCAACATTAAAATCATAATTACGCAATCCGTGACCTGACCTCCTTCTTTCATAATCACCACTAACCGTAGCTTTACCTATAGGAAATGCAAAACTGCCTTTAGTAAATGGACTAGCTTTGAAAGATTCTCCCATACCACCAGAAAACTTCATACCTAAAACATCATATATAGACTGCATATAAGCTAAATCACTTTGCAATCCAGGGTCTTTCTTTCCTGCAGATGATGAACCTATAACCTTCATTTTACCAGATGGATACCTACCTCTAGTCACCTGATTCCACATCGTACTTGACCTTTGATAACCACCATCTAAAGCCCTGCTCTGAGCTAAAGCCCTCATTTCTAAACTAGGACTTGTAGTAAAAGATGATCCAGGGTAAGATGTAAATGATCTTGGGCTATTATTTCCGTTTGGCATTATGCTGTAATCCAGCTTTTAGCTTTACGCTTTGGTTTATACCATTTTCTCTTATCTTCATTTCGTTTCATATTCGGAGGAAAAGCGTGCACAGTTGAATAATAAAGTGACTCGATAGTATCATCATGAGACATTTTGGGACCAAATGTAATGATTTCATTGATCAAATCAAACATATTTGTTCGTAAAAAGACTGTTCCCATGCTAAAACGACCTGAAAGACCTGAATATATGCGATTTCTCTTGTTTTGGCCACCTGGTTTCTCAGGAATAACTGATATATCAAACCTATTTAACCTACGCCTCTCGTCATTCATAGCCTGAAATATACTTCTGTTCATAGCAACATCTTCAACAGTTGCGGAAACACAATTATACTTACCATACAAAGAAATAATATAATCAACTACCCCACTACGTCCCAAGATATTCCCGTTCCCCGGGTCTTTCGACCCAATAGTCGGAATAGACCTATGTCTCTCATACTCAAGTACATAGCAGTTATTATTAACATCAATAGCAACAACCATAATAACGCTAAAGTCAGCATGCTTTGTATCAATATCTGTGGCAGGATCACAACCGATGAAAATATTAACTGGTACTTCTTGGGTATCAAGTCCACTATCAATAACTATATAATTAATATCGTCCTCGTTTTTATAATAACCTTCCCAATATCTTATATGTTTTCTTGTCCATACAGCATCTTCTTCACTCATCACTTCCATCATATACTCTTGAAAGAACTTCTGAGGCTGACCAGAGTCAGCATAAAACTTTTTCTTCTCTTTTAGCTTTTCACTGGGAAAGAACGATGCCCAGAGAGGCGTTCCATCTGGTTGCAATGCTTTATATGTAATTACATCCCAGGCAAATTCCTTCCCATCTTTAGTAGCCTTCGCATGCTGAGTAAGCAAATTGTTAATAAAGGAATCATAATGTACGGGAGTGCCATTAACACGGAGCCTACCAGTATGAGGCTCGAGAGCAGGATAAACAACGGCAGTGACAAGATTCGCATTTTTATCACGTGCTTCCCTCGTAATTGTATTCGCTTCATGTTCAAAATCATCTAATACTATCAAGTCATATCTCTTGTGAAGTTTCGCTCCCCCACGAATACCAGCAACATTAGACTTGCTTATAAGTTTACAACCATTTTTAAGTTCTATATCTTCTTCTGTCCACTTATTGCCTCTTGTGGCTCCAAAATAGTACTTTATTCTGTCATTATAATCAAGGTGATGTTTAATATAATCCATATTTCCTACAGAAAGCTTTTGAGTAGCGGATACCCAAGCATAAAATAGAAAGTCATCTTTAGGACAAAACAGAAAATCTTTTAATATAGAAGCCTTAGTCAATACAGTCTTTCCATGCCCTCTCGGTATAATAATAGCCGTCTGCTTAATCTCTTTATTATCTATAACATCAGCTATCTGATAATGGAAGAAAGGAGTCTCACTACGGTTAAAGTCTTCAGGAAGAAATAGTTTACCAAACGATATCAAGTCTCTACTAGCTAACTTCAATGCTTTTTCAGCATCTGACATGGATTGACTATTTATGTTCATCATTTACATCTCTTATCTCAAACTCACTTAACAATTTAGACTCGTTTGCACCTTTAGTGAAAGTTACAACAGAATCTACACAACCTTGAATATATGCTTTTGCTTCTATCGTTGTATCAAAAGACCTCATAAGTGCATCAGTACCATCTACCTTCATATCTTTCCAAAAGACTAAATATCTTCCTCCATAATTCATTATCTTTTCTTACCTCCTTGGCCTCTGTATTTCCTATACTTCTTTTTAGTCCCTCTACCAGAACCCTGCCTTGTCTTTTTAATCTTCCTTTTCCTTGTCCTATCTAATACTGAACTCTTACTACTTTGGTATGATCTCACTTCGACACACTTCTCATCTGTGTTTTATAGTCACCAATATTTCTTTTACCTCTGATATAAGGAGTTTCACACTTCTCACACCTGTAAACTGGGAACTTATTAGCTGAAGTTAAATAGACAGAATTTGTTTCCTGAAGATGCCTGCTTCCACAAGTAGGACATATATCATCATCCATCAATATTCCAATATTAGGATGGTTCTTGATATAAGGCCGAACCCTTAGATACAATTCTTCTAATGCATCCACATCACGCATATTATAATCCACCATCTTATCTAAACTTTCCTTATCTCCTGCCATACAATCCACCCAAAGCTGGAAATTAGTTTTGATCTTTGTCTGCAATTTAAAATTATGAGTAAGGAAATCAAGTTTATACGAAGGAGAAGCAAACTCACGCCTTGTTACTTTCAAAGTGTCAATCGTCCTTGAAGAAGTAGGAGGTTTTATACCTTTATTGATAAATCTCCAATTCAACTTCCTTAAATCGAACCTATCACCGTTATGAGCAATAACTATATCAGCTTCGTCTAATAACTTCCATATTGAATTTAACACCCTTTTATCCTCACCGATGACAGCTTCCTCAGGGGTAACTACATCACTTTGGACAACATCATCATACAGCCACTTAGCCGACCAAGACAATACATACCAATCAGAGATTATATTTTGATGAGGGATACGCTGTTTATACAAACCCCACACATATACTTTCATTAAACTTGTTTCAATATCAAGCAGTAGTATCTTAGGGAGTTCGTTTTCTTCATACTCAACAGGCTTTTGAAAATACTTCCCACAAGAGTAGCATTCGTACCTCTGATGATCCCTTCTGATACCTTTCTTTCTACCGTATGTGCTTCCACAATAAGGACAGCAAACCATATTATTCTCCTTCTTTTATATTATTTTCTTCTATCTCTTTCGGCCTTTCCGCAGCTTCTAATTGATCTGGTTCAAACCCACTGAATAGACCTATGATACCTTGTTCTTTCTGTTTTATAGTAGTAGTACCTATCGTACCGATAGCTTTACCTAGCTCTTTCGTAGCATTTAACACAATATGATCTTCAGGAGAACTGTCTGCTAGACATTTGAACTTCTCGAGCACATACTCATGGTCAATTCCCATTGTTTTTGCTACATCAACTACTGACTTTTCTACTTCTTTCATAACTCTCTCCTGACTTAATAGGATTGCCGCTTTCTTTTGCGCTTTGTACGAACTAGTCTCACTAAACGCATCCATATAGCTTTTAACCGCCCCAAGACCAACTGCAACATTAGTCGCAAATATCTTCTCTTTCTTTGTTGGCACCTTCCGTTTATAAACCTGTTTTCTTGTATCTTTAATGGATTTTGAGAACGTGTACCTATTTTTGTGTTCGGAAAAATCAGTATCCATATACGTCTTAGGCAAACATAAAAACGAACCAACAACAGTGCGAATATAACTTTTACAATATTTATAGTTTCTTCTGTCATTGGGATGCCTAATAGGTGACGATTTGAGGATTTGGACAATACGAGTATCGTCGCTCCATACCCAGTCACCTTCTTTGGATTTGCGCCAGTCTTTTAAAGGCGTCTCATTTGGATGGTCATTGTAAAACTCGCTTATATGGTCATATACGCAATGTTTGACTCCTTTTATTTTTTGATACTCCATAATATCTAATTAGGCATCACTACACCATCATAACTAGACATCTCTTTTATCTGTAAAGCTAAATTATCAATTAAATACTGTACCGGTAATGGTATATCATACACTACACCGTCTATCTCGATAGAAATAGTATCACTACTATTATTATTTGATAGATTATTTAAAGCTTTTTCAATGTCTTCTTCGCTAAGATCGCTTAATGAATCTATAATATCTACCATAATAACGAATATTAATTAAAAAAAGACATACGAATCAAGGCATTTACTCCCCCCTCCTATAACCTCCCCCCTAAAGCTATATGCTCTACCATAAAGCCCATAGGCCCATATAATATATAGTATAGTATATATAGTATAGTATATATAGTACAGTAGAATTTATGACACAATATACGAAATGACCAAGTCAACCTTACAAAAATTATAGGATTTTGATGTATAGCCATATTTGACTTCAAAATGGGAAAGATGGATTATGGAAATTCATCTTTTAGTTGAAACCCATTAATCATGAAAGGATTAATAATGATTATAATGCATAACTTTGGTGATGACACCAGAACAACAGAAGTCTACGTAGCATCTCTTGAGGACGGCACCTACGCCATACGATGGGACCCAGCATCTAAGAGCACCCTCTACATGGATGAGTCAACACTTAAATCTAAAGCCCTCCAAGCTCAGCGGAAGCAAGCGATGACTGACAACTCAACCTTCACAGACTCAGACCTATTTGACTTCACAGACGAAGAACTTGGTCTGGTTATCGAAGAAGCCTAACCATTAACCACCCTCAGTGCCCCATCAGGGGCATTGGGGGGATTATTAATGAAACATTCTAAGATATATATACATTAACTTACATATACTTTATTCATCTATAATAACAA